TGCGGTTCCCGGGCTGTGTGAGCCCTATCTCGAGCTTAGGCTTGGGAGCAGATCACATACGGTTGCAGAACTAGATTACCTATCTAGATCCCAATCATCAAAGTAGTGATCTTCTTGATCCAACTCTTTATCAAGAGTGACATCGCTATCTTGGGTTTTCTCCATGGAGTTTAACTCTTTAGGAGAACCATCAAAACAGCGATCCGCTACAGGGACCCATCCCTCACCAGGGACAAGTTTGTAACGTAGGGGTTCTAAATCCCTAGGATCCACAGAAGATTTATCTTCGGTGTTGGAGGCCTGAACTGCCTGATCAGCTAGTCCAGGTTGCTTCCGTTTCCAGTTATCAAAGGTCATGATGTCCTTAAGCTTAACATGCTGATAAAGTATATCAAGCTTTGTCTTACCATCTGTAAGACGGGGATCACCACCAGACCTAAAAGCTGGTGTCACTTGCGACGGTAGGTAGCCGTCGTCCATCAAAGGTTCGTCAAAACCTTTGCTGGTATCGCCTGCTTCATCCAGACTAAACTGAGCTCTCAGAAGCTCCATAGAATAGTCTGCCTGTTTCAGGTCGGGTTCAGCTGCAAACAATGCAGGTTGAACTTCCTCAAGATACCATTGGTATCTTTCGGAAAATGGGACTCCATAAGAGTCACGCATCCAGGATCCATTAACAGCAATACCAGGTACCTCTTTAAAAAGAGTATACGCTTGGCGTTGATGTGGGCGTAGTAGGAACTTGGCTTGATCACCAAGTTGAGCCATCAAATCCATAAAGGATTGATCTGAGGGCTCACTATACTTAACTGCTTTAAGGTATGAGCAGTCAGAGGTAATGATCCTACCAGCGAATTCAGCGACTTTGTCGGATTTTAAAGTTTTAGAGTGGTTTATCTCGCCACCTAAAGCTTCGATGATGTTAGTATAATAATCTTCCATTTGGGAGATCATTACGATATCATCGCCAACGACTCTGAAACTGTCGTTCCAGAAAATCTGAGGGCTGATGACACCATCATGCTTAGCTTGCTGGAAAGCAAGAAAAGCAGCTGCGTTATTTGTTAACGACAGCAGTCCAAACGAAGGACCTGTTCCTAACACATCACCTTGTTGCCAATGCACTTCAGAGTGCAATGCAGGGCACCACCAAGCACCGCGACTAACTTCGAGGAAGTAATCACGGAACTCCTGGTAGTCACGGATCTTCGGAAATCCGAATACCGATTCTACGAGGTTGAGACAGAGTCTGACATCAAGTAAGTCAGAGGCTGAGGTCAAGTCTGACCCGGCAAGCTCAATACCTTGCCTTAGTTGGCCTTGCACCCAACGCACGCCTGATTCCTGATCATGCGTAACGTCAGTGGCAAGATTCCTTAAGGTTGTCATCCAGACTTCCTTAAGCGGGTCGAGTGTTACTTGAGTAACCCTATTAGGGTTACCTACAATTCTCGCCTTTAGTTGCGGTTGTTGTAGAACACTAACCCTACCGACAATACGAGAGTGTGGCCGGTTTAACTCTAACTGATACTCGTTTCCGAGGACCTCAAGAGGCATATAGCCAATGAGATCACGACCATTGGGTCGATATCGGTCAAGAAAGTCAAACGTCACCTGGGGAACTGATTCCCAGGACTCACGTAAAGCTTTTAGCGCTAAACCCAAATTTTCATTAGGTCGCACCGACTTCTGGCCGTCATGAGTGGGTATTGACCCAGTCATATCAAAGACGGTTGGAAATGTGATTTCCGGCATCTTCTCCGGAAGATGTACTTTCAGGTGGTAACCTGAGTTGCATAATTCAGAAATTCTGTCGAAATCTTGGGTTTGATTCCCATCGAGTGCATGGAGAAATTTCTTTCTCTGACTCTCACTTAGCTTATCTTCATAGAAGACAGTGTTAAGGGAAAGGACACCAAGTGCCTTTCCGGGTTTCAAGTTAAACACCCATGACCAGATTCCTAGTGGTAATCCGGCTTCTGAATGTTTAAACCACTTCGGAGGTTTAGGATCTCCTGTGAGAGCGGTCTCGTACCATTGACGAAGGTCCTTGATACGAGAGTTTGTCCACTCGGGCCCGTTTTCACGGTACCACTTCTCAACAGTGTTGAGAATTTCAAGAGTCTGCCTCTTCGGTATCCCGCATGCTCGTAAGCCTTTGCAGAGATTGGTTCGTATGGCATTATTCATGTTCATACAGCTAATCCTCCTTTTTAGGATGTATTAGTTAACCACCTGCAATGGTTACCGACCATTGAGGAAGTCCAGTCACAAACATTG